AGCAATATCAGCAGCTGAAGCACCAGTAAAGATGGCACGCCATAATCCTGAACGTGAGGTCGGACCATCCTTCGAAATAGCCCAGCCTGTTCCTTTTGCCCAGTCTTGATCGCCTAATTCGAAGCCTGGATTCTTCAGAAAATGTTGTGTCATCAAAACCGACCCTGTTTTGCTCGAATCACCTGTACGGCTGCATCACGCCCTGCAGGTCCTGCTACATTGCGCACAAACGCCTCAAGCTGTGTCGGGAAGACAAGTGGGAAGTTGAACTCTTGGTGCAGGTCGCCTCCGGCACCCCCTTCTTCCGCATTGCCAATACGGAGGCGATCATTCGGAATAATTTTCCCTGATACGTTAGGCACGAATAGTTCAGGGCGGCCCCCCTCCCCCACAATGACCGGTTTATTAGCACGCACGCTCCCACCGTGCTCCAACCCCGGAAACCCGACAGCCGCGAGTAGACCCTTTATAAGCGGCTGAATTAGTATGAGTCGTGTCAACTCCGCCAACACTTGTCGAATAATATTACGAGCCGCATCGCCAAACGACTGGAAGGCAGTAGCCGCATCCGCCAGATTATTCTCCATTGAAGAGCTGATCGTCTCGCCGAGGGACTCCATGTCGATCTTCACCCCGTTAATAATAGGTTGGATTTGTGAGAACCTCTTCTTGGCAGTAATCACTATCTCTTCTAGCGGCTCTTCTATGGCTTCCACCGCTAGCCCAAAGTCCAACTCTGGAATGAATCTCCCCACCACGTTTGCTAGATCTTTGAACTTATCCTTGACGAAGTCGATACTGGCACTAGCAGATTTCTTGAAATTTTCCATCTCTCGAGCGGCATTTTGCCCGGCTTCAGCCATAACCTTTTTCATGTCATCGGCGAAACTGGGGGCGATTTCCTTGTCGACTTCGAGCGGCTTGAGGTCAAGAAACTCTACAACCGAATCGGGCAGGAATTCAACCAGCTTGTTGATCGCTTCCTGAAACGGAATGACGACTTTGTTACGAAAACCGCCGACAAAGGCGTTCTTAATAGCGGTAACAGTGCCTTTGAAGAAGCCAACAATAGTCCCTTTGAACGCGACTACAGTACCGAGAATCGCGCCCAATGCTAGCACTATAGATGCGGGAATAAGCGCTATCGGGGCGAACATTCGAAGGAAGGCAGTTGCAGCAACCGCTGCAACCTTAACTATAACCCCGGCAAACAACGTGAGCGTCCGGGCGATCCCGAAGATAGCAGTACCGAAGACTCCAATACCACTCACAATAAAGCCAAGCACTTGTCCCAACAACCCTACCGCTATCAACACCGGGCCGAAAGCAACCGCAAGCACAGCCAGTTTACTTGCCATGCTGGCCGATCCCTTACCCATCCCACGAAAAGCAGCAATGCCTTTTTCGAGCACCGGAATCACACTAGTTTCGAGAAAGTCCCTAAACTGCAGAATTACAGGTGCAAGAATCTGACCTATCGAAATGGCTACATCATTCACACGAGACAACAACAACCCCATTTGCTTACTGAACGAGGTGAGCTGCTTCTCTGCTACTTCCTCTGTGATGCCCCCTGCACTACGCAATGACGATTCATAACGACGAATCACGTCCGAGAAACCTAGTAACGACCGAACGGCTTGGACGGATCGATCTTGGAATCCCAATAACATCAATGTGGCACCCTGCTGCTGGATGGACATGCTGCCAAGCAAGACTTCCAAATCAGTAATGATGTCCGCCAGATTCCGTATACCCCCTGCAGAGTCAAAGACCTGAACACCGAATTTTTTGAATTCCTCTTGATTCTTACGAGCGGCACGTTGCAGATCCCGAGTAACAATACTGAACTGCTCACCAGCTAATGTACCTTTAATACCCTGATCAGCCCAGGCAGCTAATACTGCAACACCTTCTTCAATATCAATGTTGAGTTGCCGCATGGCAGCACCAGCCCGGTTCGTAAGTGACTCAGAGAACTGCTGGACCGTTGCGTTCGCCAATGTGTTGGCTTTGACAAGTACGTCACTAACCTTGATCATCTCGCGCATGTTAGCCACAGCATCATCACGAATGGTCTTGCCCAATGCACTCTGGGCGTCAGTAAGTAAGTCAGTAGCGCGGGCCATACTGAAGGCCCCTGCCTGGGCGAAGCGCGCAACGACCGGCAAAGCCTTGATAGAAGCTACTGCATCCAAACCAGCCGACGCCAGGAAGAAGAACGACTCCGCGGCCTCTTTAGCGGAGAAGGATGTTACCTTTGCCATCTCTCTAGCCGCGCCCGCCATTTCTTGGCGCATCCCGACCGACACATCACCCATGATAGCCAAACTCTCGGTCATGGCATTATCAAACTGAGCAAACTGTCGTACAGCCAGTCCACCCAAGGCTGCTAAGGGCAGAGCAATCCCCCTAGTCAGCTTTGTTCCAACTTGTTGTATACTACGACCGGAAGAGACTAAACCTTTCGATATACGACTCGAGACCTTCCTCAGATCTTTATCGAGAGTGGCGAGGTTTGCCCGTATGTCGACAAAAGCGGAACCAATAGTACCGAGATTAGTGGCCATGACTTACCCTTCCGACTCCTTGGTCTGTAAAGTCTCGGAGGCCAATTGTTCTATAAGACGGTGATGACGGGCGAGCTCTTTGGTTGCCTCGTCTGTAGGCAGTACGCGGGCCTTCTTCTCCCTACGCCACAACCGATTGAATGGCATAACACGCTTGGCACGATTCAAGCGGGCTGATATCCATGCATTGAATGCAGCTCTTCTGTCTTTCGTCTCCATTCTATTCGCGTATGCCTCCAACAATAATGACAGCTCAACTAACGTCAGTTGCCAGAACTGGTCCGGGCTTGTGACTCCTGCTTCGTACGCTCTGATTTGTGCCTTTTCCCAGTCCCAGTCTTCTTCTGCCTCGTCACTTTTTTTTCGATGTCCGGTGGGGACTCTCGCAATAACCCCCTCTGAAACGCTTCGGCCAAGATTGATCCGACCTCCACCAGATCCCACTCTATCGCCCCAACCTCATTCACCGTAAGCTCAGGATGATGACGCTGTAATCCCGCCCACATGATATAACGGATATCACTAAGACCCATACCAGTATCTTGTGTCCTCTCTGCCAACTCTTCAAAGCGTGACAGACCAAGCTGATCCATCACCAATGCACAAGCATTCAGATCATAACAGAGTGTATAGGTCTCCTGACCTACTGTGATTTGGGTATCGCCTCTATGGGAATTTGTGCTCATGATGCTTCTCCTTCTTCTCGTACTTTGGCGCCTTGGAACGCCTCCAATGAAGGAGCAAGAATAGTCTCGATCGTATGCCCGTCGTCATTCATAAGGTAGGCGCGGCTGTATTCACCGTTCCTGTCCTCAAGAGCGAACTCAGGGCTATCGTCTCTGTCGAGAATACGAATCACTTTCTGGCGACAAGACTTGGAAAGCTGCACATCATAATCGCGGCACTGTATAGTCCGCTCAGCTACATCAGGGTCGTTCCCAACGAATCGGATAAACATTATTCATACCTCACTACCTTGCTCACTTACCTACCTACAATCATCCGTCTTTTTAGATGACCGTGACTGCACCATCGACCGCTGCCTCCAGCGAAATCGTGGCATTGTCCTGATCCGGATAATCCCGAGTCATGGACGTAATGACAGCGAGATACTCGTGGATCGGAGTACCTTGCTCCTGCTCTCGTAACTTGATCTTGGTCCCGTTACGAAGCGCTGCCTTCAGCGCGGTGAACGCTGCATCAGTCGGCACAAACAACGCACCGAAGGATACGGAAGCCTCGTATCGACCCGCCGCAACTTTCCGCTCACGGGCATCCTTGCTCGACTGATCGATGATATCATTGGATTCATCGATCGAGGCCTCCGTCTGACTAGCTACCGCTGCAAATGTTCCCGCACCGTCAGTGTCGGCCAGTATTAAAACCTCGTTGCCATTGATACTCATAACTTAATCCTCTTTTGTCCTACCTCAATTCACCCAATTACTAGCCGCCCGGCATCTTCACTGCGGCCACCGTGACGGATGTATCGGCATCATAAGTGACTTGAACTTTACCGTTGCCGTCATTGTATGGGGCCCGTGGCACCTTGATGTATCGCGTCTCGCCGGCAGGCACTGCAACCGCCAACGCCGCAAATGTAACCTCCCCAAAACCGGAGACGTCAAATTTAGTCCTCTGCACGGCAAACGTAGCCGTATGTGGGCTGGCATCGCCATTGTCCATACGGAAGAATGTACGATCGCCATTGATGTACTCATCCCCCGCCGCCGTAGCTTGCACTAAGGACGGATTGAGGCCCGTTTCCAAAATCTCCTGAATTGCTAATGTGGTCATTTCAACTCTCCTGTAGCACTAAACGTACAGATACCATCCGACCCAAAGCATCGTCTTCGTCCGCCTCGATTGGTCCACTGGCCTCCGCCACAATTATACTGAATCCTGTGATAGAAAAAACCTGTCTTTGAAATAAAGACCGGACTTGTTCCGCTACCCCCTCAACTACAGTAGCAGAATCCTTGAGTTTGGAGAAGCAGAGAATGTCACGTACGATCTCACGACCCTTGGAATTCTTGACGTCCGCTGGGCCAGGATCCTGTACTGCTTCTCCGGTTGTCAGTACATACGGCCCATTTGATTCAATATCGAATCCAGGTGGCAGCGGGCGCTTCGTGAATATAGATGGGGCAGTTTTATATGTGCCCAGCAAAGCAGTGAGCGCGGAGTCTCCATTCATCCGATCAAAGAATCCTTTCGTGATAGCACTCATAATGCTTGTCGGCCTCGTGCAATGACACGACCTATCTTGCGTTTGTTCTCAGATAGAGTCGGTCGTAGGTAAGGGCGTGGCTTCATCTTGCTAGTACCGAACTCCAACCATTTGCCCTTCTTAAGATTGGTGCCAATCAATCCAATGATCCTGTCCTTACCTCGAATCACTTTAGTACGAATGGAGTTCTGTAATTGAGACGTGATCTTCTTCGGTGATTCGCCAGGCAAAGACGGATCTAAACCTATGATGGATCCAGAGAGAAGAGTACGAGTAGGCTGTCCACGATTGAGCTTCCTCTTGACTTTATCACGGACGAACACAGTGGCGACTCTCATGTTCTGCTCAATCTCATCCCCGACCGTCTTCATGAAACGTTTCGGACGCAAATTGAATCGAACCCCTCTACGTGGTCGCGCCAAGTTGAAACTCCTTCGCTAGCACCTTCAAATGATCCGGCTCCGACGGAGGAACTAGTGCTAAGATCTCATCCTTATTCGAGCTTGACACTAATACATCTCTCACCTTCACATCCGGAGCACCGTCGAAATACCAGACGTGAGTCACTTCCGTTTCCTCTCGCCCAGCAACTATCCTATCTTTACTCCCAGCAGGTTGACGACGCCCCTTGAGTCCTGCCAATGCTGCAACAGCTGTGAGACTCTCCGTGGATCCGCCCTGCCCATCAGACGTGGTGCCTACTCTCTGCACAGTCACCGACCGATTCATCAGATGTGCAATTGAGGACATCAGACGAGATTCCTCCATCGCGACAAACTCGAACGCACCGAAGCGGGTATCTCGAACGCATCAGAATAAGTGATGGCATGATCCCCGAGCCTCTCAGACTTGATAGAAGGATCCCGTTTCCTGCTTCTAAACTGCGACGTGACCATTCGCACCAAATCATTTTGCAGACTGGCAGGCATAGTAACTTGACGAGTCACCGTATGGGTACCGGTCCCCCCATCCGTCACATCGACCACGGCCCCATTAGGCAGCGCCGCTACTTTGAATGTGTCATCGGCCCCATCCCGAAGGATATAGTTGATGTGCTTAGACAAGCCTGCTGGCAATGTACCATCAGTACTGAATCGAACTGTGTCACCATCAGCTAGATCATGACCAGTGATGGTGAACTGATTAGCAGCCGCGTCTACATCAACAGAAGTAAATGTTTCTTCGATAGCGGGAAATGACGGCAGAACGAAGCCCGCACTGTAATCGACTTCCCACAACGGATCGAGATAGGGAGTACGAACACGCTCCAACTGTTGAATCTCGATGTTGGTAGCACCGAAGCCCCCCGCACTAAACAAGAACCCAGCTTCCGAATCCTCCAATTGTACGTCAGATAGATCGATAGCACTCCCATCGAATCGGATCGCTTGTACCATTAACACAGGCATGCGATTCAGCATTAGACGAAAGGATGTTCCGTCCCGGTCGCCAAGATCTCCTGCGTCAACAAGATCTAGACCGAGCTTCTCAGTGACCTGTTCGCGAGCGAAGACACGATTAGTCTCATCTTCAACTTGTTGAGACATAGCCGAGACAAGCCGCTCGATCTCCTTAATCTCTTCTGCACCGGTAACCTCAAGCGCGTCTACGACAGTAGAAGGATCGACCAGCAGGTGGCTCTCTGCCCCCCGCCGAACTGTTACAATACTGGTCACTCACTGCTATCCGACTGCACCGAGGATTGTTTAGGTTTCCTGGTAGTCTTCTTGTCGGCCTTCTTGGCGACCTTCTTG